TACGCACAGATTTCATGTAATCATTGTTCCATGCTTCTAACGGCTTACTATTACCAAAATTAGCCGGTTGACCTTTTTCATTCTTAACTAATCCAACTGTGTGATCGTTACCTGCACCGCTTGCATTCGCACTACAACACAATCTCATATCACCATTAGGGCGTGTGGCAAAATGTATCCACGGTAATACACAGAATGTATCGCTACCCGATAATTCGGTTACTTTACGCTGCCATCGTCCTAACATTGTATCTTCAGGTTGGATCCAAAATACTTTATCCATTAAGTGATTCTCTTTCTATGAATTGATCTACGGGCTTTGATAGTTGATTATTTCCACAAGTCCTGACACAGGTTATTAATTTTTTACTTGTCCAATACTCGGTCCACACCGATTGATATTCTTGGGAATCTATAATATCCTTGACAGATTTTTCTAAGGTATTAATTGTTCCTAGATCACTGAGTAATTCATTGTATTGTTGCAATGCGTGTTGTCTTACATTATAAGCTACATTATCTACTGTAGAATAGTTGTAGGGCGTAGATGCCAAAAAACAGCAAGGCATTAAATTTCTAAATGCATCGATATAAACTTCTTTGGTTCTTAATACATAACAATCTATTTCTGTGTTTTTAACAATTTCTTTGTAATTTTCAATAATTGTTTTATCTAGAAATTTTATTACAGTATTTGTGGGAGGTCTTAGAATATCAACAGTGTTCCCCGCTTTATCGTAAACTTCAAAATTAGTATCTCCTACAAATCTACTGCTATTCTTTGTGGTAAATCTTTCAAATCCAATGTCTGCAGCAATATTTTTTGCTTCATTGATCTGATGCTGATTATGTTCAAATACAATATAAGCCCATTCGGCTCGACCACCTGCCGAAATAAATGCCTGTGCATTTTTTATTATCTTGTCGTACTGTGTTCCGATACGATATCGACTGTGTGTATCACTCAACCCGTCGATACCAAAAATAACTAAGTGGTCATTCGGCAACGCTTTTGCCAATCTTTTCCACCAAGCTATAGATCTTAAACTACCGTTGGTATGAATTCTTATAGAAACATTGCTGTTATCAGTTATGTATTGACACATATCTATAAGATCGTCGTTTAATAACGGGTCACCAAAATTGCCACAAAAGTAAACATGATCGATTTGATTCAACACTTCTTGATTGATAATGTGCTTGAAATCCTGCATAGACCATTCCTGTATTTTAATCAGCGGATTCTCTACACCGCCGTGATGATTTCTACTGCACATCGGACAACTTGCCTGACAGTTATTGGTGATTTCTAAGTGTATCTGTTTTAGATCTGTGAAAGGAAACATTGCAGAATATTTAGTAAGCATCGAAGTATGCTATAAATATCTTTATGAAATACTTAGGCAACTATAAAAATTGGATAAAGCCGGAATGGATCGGTGAATTAATTTCTAATCAAGGAACTGCTAGGCCCTGCAACGGTAAGCGTCCCGATAGTCTAGAAGAACAAAGAGAATATGCCAACGCTCGAGCAGCTGGGTATAAGGATTCGGATACCTACTTCTGGATGTTTGATAAAAATAACCTTCCTTTTGATTTACCAACTCCTCCGTTCATTACCGGCAAATATCACTGGTGGATTACTAAAATGTTGCCTGGAAACTTCATGCCAATGCATATCGATCCTCACACCCAGTACGAGAACAACAGTAATAGATACTGGATGCCGTTACAGGATTGGGAGCCCGGACACATTTTTATGTACCAAGATCAAGTGATTACGAACTATCTTGCAGGCGATGTATATGTGTATAACGATCCTACAGCACTTCACGGTGCTGCCAATATCGGGCATGTTCCTCGATTGATATTACAAGTAAGCACATATGATTAGTCCTATATCAATTACAGGTATTAATCAATTTAAACAATCTGCTATCGATGCCCTGCATCAAGCTATTACAGATATTAATGGATTTGAATTATTACCAACTGTGAGCCTATGTCATCATTGTCATAGTCATGTTCCGGCCTGGCGTTATCATCGAGACAACAAAGTTTATATTGTCAAACACTGTGTGACTCATGGCATCAGTCATCACATGATCGAAAGTGACTACGAATTTTATAGTGGTATCTATTATACTCAGGACAATCCTAGATATAACTTCAACGGTGGGGTATTGATCGAAGCCAGCGATCGATGCAATTTAGAATGTCCGCATTGTTATCATTTACCAGACAATAAAATTATAGATCAATCTATAGAAACACTATTAGATCAAATACGTAAATTACCGCTGGGTGTTGGCCAGGTAAATCGTATCATATTATCCGGAGCTGAAGCCACTCTTCGGCCCGATTTTGCAGAATTGGTCACTGAAATAAAATCACTTGATCCGGAAATTTCTGTAACAGTTATGACCAATGGCATACAGTTCGGTAATCATGAATTCGTAAAACAGGTTAAAGCATCTGGACTAGATGGTGTTAACATTGGATTAAATCATCCTGAGTATATCGATCATCGTGTGGTTAGACGCAAGCAGATCTCTGCTATAGAAAACATGCATGTGGAGAATATACCAATAAGCTATATCTCATACACCATGATCAGTCTCGATGAAGTACACGATATCATGACTGAAATCTGCAGCAATTACTGGCAGGCCAAAAACTTTAGAATACGCTATGGCAGCGATATTGGTCGTAATCCTGGTCAAGAACGTATATTCGTTAGTGATGTTTATAAAGCCATTGAGTCTTGGTGCAGGAATAATGATAAATCTTTTGATAGAATCATAGAAGCAGACAATAACATCTATCACGTTATGGCTCGAGTTGAAAACAAAGATATTAGAATCATACAATGGTGTGATGAAACTGATATCGACATGGAGGAATTGCGTTCGGGCCCATGGTGCGATTTTGTTCCTGACGGTGTTACCAACTTCTTACATCAGATTATTCGTAGGGATATTTGGAAAAATCAAGGATTAATACTTCCGGACAGCCCACCGGATAGGTACAAGTTCAATAGCCGACCACACGATACTCCGCTAGATCTATTGAATCTATCCTGGAGTTCCAATAACCATGAACCTCTTGTATAGAGGCAATTGTAATTCGCCTTCCCATATAACATTAATATTACATTGCTTTTTGAATTCTTCTAAACTACTTGCTGTTCTAACATGTTCTGGGATATCATAATTATTACTCTGTAAAACCAATAGACTGTTATGAGGCATTCCACTTACCCATAGGTCGTATTGATCCTGTGTGATATGTTCGCAACTGGTATTAATGATAACGTCAGCATCACTGCGAATGGCACACATGTCTGCGGTAACTGCTCGAAACCTACCGGCCATATGCTCTATTTTGTTTATTGTGTTTGCGATTTCCTCACAGGCCGGGTCAATATCAACACTTCGAATATGCGTGACTATTATGTTTGATTGGAATATCAAACTGGCCAATACTCCGTTCCAGCCTCCGTGAATATCTATAGATACTACCTTATTAATTTGTTTTCGTAGATTTTGAATCAACCAGATTTTACTATTGATCTGCCCTTTCCAGAAACTTTCTAGAGTTCGCTGAGGATCTGGACTATTCCTAATGGCGTCCATCCAAAATAAAATATGTTCAGAATCTAGATTCATAATTTTAATTTAGTTGCAATAAGTTCTGCAATATTTTCAGCACTACAATGCCCAGGATGTGCAAGATCTCTACCTTGATCTGTAAGGGTCAACATGTCGCACTCTAGAGCGTCAGCCGTGGCTCCAAAGGAGCTGGCTTCATAGTATTTGGTTTTATCTTTCCATAATTGTTTACTGATCATTTGACACATCAATGCATTAGTCATAGAGTGCGACCTATCTTGTGTCCATGCCCGATTGTAGGGATCCTCAACGTTCCATGATCCGTAATTTACAATATCACCAGATGTAAAATATGTGCATCGATCTAATCCTGTCCATAATTGTATTACGGCTTTAGGTGTTGGATAATTTTTATGAAGAATCGCTGAATTGTATAATGAAAACATCATAGACGTTCCGGGGGATCCCATGTTGATTGCAGGAATACCTGTTTGTCTATAAAATGCTGCATCGATAGTTTCACTGTCATCAAGGCCGATTCCAAATACCATTGAACAACCAAATATTACTATGCTTTCACTCCAATTAATTTCTTCAAAAGATTTAGTTCTATAATATTGAGAATTTAATGTATAGTTGACTGGACGAGTTCGATATCTCCAATCTGCAGGCTGTAGCTTTAAATTTTTTCTAAAAGCAACAAGGTCATCAGTTCCCATATATTGGCGGTTCAATCCGAGGCTATTAGGTCCTTGGGCTTTAACCAAAAATTTATTTTCTTTAATAGATGATACAGTATCGATCATTTATGTTTTGGTATCTTTGAATCGGCTGAACTTACACAGCTAGGTGTCATACATATTTTTGGTTGTGTAAACAAATTAAATCCTTCTGTAAGAGTACCCAAGGGTGTATCATGACAACTGTATGATCTCTTGACCTCATTACTTCTTATTATAACACTTTGATAGCCACTATTGCAACTCCAATGTTGAAATTTATTAAAGTTAAAAGCATTGAATCTTTCAGCCTGATCAAATAGATATTCTGTATTGTCTGCATCATATAATGCAATTTGATAAACATCATCTCCGTTGGCACGTTGTGGAAATCCCGTTTGCATTAAATCGATCATTTCCTCAGTATATCCGTCCACAATGTTACTGGCTGTGGGATCGCTCTGCGGCTTGAGAGTTACATTAATTCCACGTTCATGGAATCTTGCCATGCGTTCGTATAACTCATAAAACTTTTCAGGTACCATTACTTGATTGATTGTAACGTGTACCAGTTCATACATTAACTGTAAACACTTATCACCAAATTCCTGTTCCTTGGCAAACTCATCGTGGAAGCTGGCTGTGATACTTCTGCGTTGTAGCATCTCAGTATTCCTGCACCATGTGTTCCACCATTTTGATCCGGGACTTAGATTGGTAGTCATATGAATACTTTGGTACGTACTTTCTGTTTCGTCTAGATGTTTTACTAGATCAGGTAACTGTTTATAAGCAGTTGGTTCTCCGCCCGAGAAACTCCAATGGAATTCTGTG